TAACTCACAACGACCGCCCCACATCATCGGTGTCGATCGGTTCGCCGCCCTCAACCTCAGGGACAGTCACCAACTCGCGAGCATCAGCCCGAACTTGCTCAAGCAATGCCGACACATCAGCGGGGACAGGTTTTGTCTCCGGCCAATCCGTGTCGATCATCTTTCGTGCCCGAGCCGAACGAACATCAGCGGCCACAAGCTCTGCGGTCTGACGTGACGACACCGCACACGCCGACACCACATGATTGACCGTCAGATATTCCTTCGCCGCCAAACCTGTTTGATGTGCAATGACTGCTGCCCGCGCATCCTCAAACGATGCCGACTGGATACCTGGAACACTCGCCCACGACTCCACCGTGATCTGATCCACCTTGCGGTTATCGAACCCCGCCGCGATGGTGAGCAACTTTCCGACATCAACCTTGTTCATGATTCAATTCCTCTCTGCGATTCCTGCAACGTCGCAAGGAAGGCAAGGTTCTCTTCGCCACGAGTCGGTGCACGTTGTGTCGTGCGTGATTGCGGTAACTCATCCGTCCACCGCTCACCCGACAGCCACACACCCAATGCAGGCACGAACTGTTTCTCCGTGGTCGCTTCGTATGCTTCACCAAAACGAGCAACAACTGCTGCCACCCAATCCGGTGACTGCTTCTTAGCTGCCCGCCTGAATTGTTCGAGTGCTTTCTTCTTCTCGACCTTCTTGGGCCAATGCGAATACGCAGACTCAAATGCGGCGGAAACATCAACACTCGAAAGGAGTACTTCTTTAGAAGTACTTGTCTCTGTCTCTGTCTCTGTCTCTGTCTCTGTCTCTGTCTCTGTCTCTGCTTTTGATTGGGTACCCGAGTGGGGTACCGAATGGGGTACCGAGTCGCTAACCCATTGGGTTTTATTCGGCCTACCCCCTAGCAGCCCATTCCGCGCGTTCTTGCGCTTTCTAGCGGTAATCTCCGCCTTTGTCTCTTGCATATCAGAGAACCCGTGCAGCATGTAGTGACCTGACTCCAACCGCACGAGTGATGGTGACTCGGTGTCATTGGAAAGCAACTCGGATACCACGTCGGTATCCCAACGCGAACCCACTCGGTTAACGTGTCGGTTTCCAATCAGCCCATCCGTTTCATACTTACGGGCATACAGAATCAGCTCAATGTGGGCACGAAACGCAGCATCAGACAGACCAGCAATCTTCGGGTGATCTGCATAGTCCAGGTCTAAGCGGGCAAATAGCCGTTTGTCCTTACTCATCAAAATCAGTGACACCGAAGTCGAGCTGTTCTGGTTCAACCTCTAGGTCATCTACCGCTTCCATGTTGCGCAAAGCCTGAGCAAAATAGGAAGGCTTCAATTCTGAACCAATACCGACGCGTCCCAACTTAACGGATGCGAAAACCTCCGACCCAACCCCCATAAACGGGGTGTAAACCTTCTCACCCGGCATGGTACGCAAATCAACAAACCGTTCGATTACGTCGAGCTGCAACGGGTGAACGTGCTTCTCGTCCTCTTCGTCTTTGGCATCACGGAACGGGAGCACCCGGTCAAGGCGCACATCATCCCAAACTGATGAGGCGTAGCGTCTCCAAATCCAGTGGGAGTAACGGTTCATCTTCTGGTCACCATCCCACCCCCGGAACTTCAACAGATCCGCCGGAACCTTCTCCGCTCCGGCGTAATCGCCGGTCAAACCTACAGGGTGGTTGATGGGCACCTCAGCCCCAGGTTTGCGGAATATCAGCAATTCATCCGCAGAAGCGACCCCACCGAAAGCCGCATCAACCACAATCGTTTTGTGGGAAAGGTTGTGCTGCATCGTGCGGTTTCTGACCGCTAGAGGTTCTTTCCAAATTGCGTGACGGCCAATCCAGTCCCAGCCGAGCTCTTGGTGCCACCGGATAACATCACCTGGAAAGTCCTTCAGGGCATCCTTGCCGGAGTTGCCAGACGGTACAGGGGCTGCGTGAACAGCAGACAACCTGCCCGGCTTAGTGATCCGGTAGAGCTCATCAATGAACATCCCGTAATGCTCTGCAAACTCTGCATAGTTGCGTGCGTTGGATACGTCACGATCGTTAGATGAGTAGACGTAGAGCCCCGAAAACGGGGGAGAATATATCGACGCATGGATGGATTCGTCAGGCATTGCCGCCATAACATCCATTGAGTCTGCGTTGTATATTGCGAAACGATCTGTAATGAGTTGATTCTTTACGCCAGCCATTTTGGGAGCTCCAGTTCTTTGTCGTACACGTGCGAATCAATAGCGCGTGCTTCATTCATGTGTGCTACAAGTTCGGTGAACATTGCGTCTGCCTGTTTTGCTTTGCGCTGAAGGTTGCCTAATACGTTCCGGCCACCCTCCGTAGTAACAACGTCGATGGTTACGGGGGACTCCTGCCCGAACCGCCACATGCGCCGCTGCGCCTGGTAATATTGTTCGTACGAATGCGAGGGGAAGTATGTTGCGCGGTGTGCATGCTGCCAGTTCAGACCCCACGCGCCAATAGAGGGCTTGGTCACTAACACCCGAATTTCTCCGTTAGTAAAGGCTTGAAGCTTATCCTCTTTAGACTCTGGCGAATCCGACCCAGATATTTCCACAGCCCCATCAATCAGTTTTGTGAGCAAAGAGGATTCGTCGTTCAGGTGACACCATGCGACGGCGCGGTCAGCGTCTTCTAGGATGTGCGCCGCCATCTCGCACCGTTCATTCAGCGTTCTGCGGTTCTCCTCCCGTTCTTCTCTCAACCCAACCGCGGGCATATCGAATAGGGTGTCGGCTCGCTTCTCGCGTGACTCCACCACGGAAACCCGTTCCAGCAATTCAGGCAGCATGTGGCGTTCGTCGGAGAATCCATAGTCGGATGGTTTGCGGATAGCTCTAGCCCAGGTGGAAACCCACTGCCAGAATGGACCGTCAGCGTGACCTTTCAGCCGCCAATCGATAGCCTTACCTCCTGACGTACGCCCGCGGGAGGACACTGACCGGTTATCGTTTACGAAGAAACGGCCCAGCATGTCCACATGGCCGAGCGAACCGAGCGCCTCGGAAGACGTGCCCAGTTCGATATAGTCGTTAGGTGCCGCCGTGGCTGTGCCCAATAGTCGGTATTGAATCCGCCGCATGAACTCGGTTACCTCTGCACGCCGAACGCCGTCAAATGATTTGATCGCGGATGATTCGTCACAGACAACACCACCGAATTGTTCCCAGTCGAACTTATCTAGCTGCTCATAATTTGTAACCGTTATGGGCGCTGTGACCTTTCCGTCCCTAGATAGTGCCGCTTCATGCCCGAACTTTTCAGCTTCGGATACGATCTGGAAACCGACCGCCAATGGAGTCAGCAGAAGTACCGGCTTCCCGGTGTGCTCGAATACGTTTTGAGCCCAAGCCAACTCCATGGGCGTTTTGCCTAATCCGCAGTCAGCGAATATCCCACCCCGGCCAATCCTGACAGCCCATTCGACGAGTGCCTTTTGGTAGTCGAAAAGGTGATCGGGAATTACGGTAGGGGAAAACCCGCCGCTGTCCGCAAGTTGCGACTTGCCTTCGAGAAACCGGATGTAATCAATCTCACTCATGTCGTTCCCTTCAGGATTGCGCGCACAGCGCCCTCGGTCACGCAGAGAGCGTCACCGATTGCTTTGTGGGTGACACCGCTGTCGCGTGCCAAACGGACGTAGTGGAGGCGGACACGTTTGTTGACCGCATCGGTGTTGGTTGTTGCGGCGATTTCTTCCTGCACGAATCGCAGGTGAGTGAGTGCTACCCCTTGTATTAGGGAGTCTTTGGTAGAATCGTTCATGCTCGCACATCCTTTCAATGTGTTCAGAGCGGGGCCACGGACTTGCGACAGTCCGTGGCCTTCTCCGTTCATCCTAGCGTAATGGTTTACGTTGAGCAATTACGCTGCCCGCGTGTCACCATGCCACCCCATAACCGTTAGTTGTTTCGAATCCGCCGTCGTCGTCAAACGTGACCAACCCATGAGTTGCGTGCGAAACAGGAACCTTCAACGGGTAAAAACCTGAACGGATCGACCACCCCTGCTGCTCACCCAACAAGGT